AGAGTTTGAGGGAGAAGTCCATTAAATCATCTCCCTCATATCCGTGTGAGTAGAGATGAATCATAGCAAGCTTATTAAGCTCAGATAGAATAGTCTTCTGTATTCTCGTAATCGATCTAGAGAATCGTATGTCCTCCTGCGCCAATGTGGCCTTTGCTCCTGTGTCCTCATCATATCCAAGGTATGCCTTTGGAATCTTGAGTGCGGCAAAGAGCTTTTTCTGAATGTACTGGACGTCCTCTATTGCAGAAGTATTTTGTCCTCCTGCCAGTGTATCAATCTTTGTTCCTGTCTCACCTCCGCGGACAGGAAGGAAATAGTCCTGGTCCACAGCCATTGGATTATATCTGAGATCTACTTTTCCATCTCTCTTATCGAGAATTGGATTTCGCTTAAGAGATGTCTGCGCCTGCTCCAAGTAGTTTGCAACCTCTTCCGGAGGCACATTTCCAACATCAATGTAGAAGACTCTTCTCTCAGGCGCGCGAATAACTCGGTACACAAGCATTGCGTCTTCAATCAGAATGAGCTGCCTCCAAATTCTACGAGCAGCCTCAAGGACAGATGATCCATAAGGAAGGAATGCGTCATTTCCAAGCAGCCTAAAGTGTGTAACCTGCCAGTTCTCAAGCATCTGATTGCCCTGAGTTATCCAGCGGTACCTAACTGCCATTGGATCAGAAGGATCAAATCCCTCCTCACGTTCAATCTCTGATATTGAGATTGGAATACAATTTATAACTCCATACTCAGGAGAGACATCATTGAAAAGGAAGAAGTCACCGTACTTACAGAGATTTCTAACCCACATAACGAGATTAAACTCAACATTTAGCGTATCATAAAAAAGATTTTCAAGAATTTCTTGAATCTTTCTATTATCAGAGTATATGTGCAAGATCTTTCCATCAGCGCTGGGTGAGACGGTCTCCTCAGCGTATATGTCAAGTGCTGAGGCGATCTCCGGAGTCGACTCCATTTCACTGAAATCTGAGTACCTCGACATCCTATCGAAAGCACCGTATGCAGACAGTGTGCTATTGTAGACATCGCTGTGTGCCGCCTTAAAAACCTCTAGAGCAGTTGAAACTGTTCCTGTCTTCTGACCCATTCCCTTGACACGACGACGAATAATAGGTCCGGATCTAAACAGCTTTGTTAGACGTCCAAAGAGATTTTTATTATATTTTTCTACCATTCTTCTACCTAGGTGATTCGAACCGTGAAATTATAGGGTAATTAGGCAATCAATAAACTTGATCACCTAAGCAGCCACGAAGTATCACCGTACGCAGGATTGCTTCCTGAGAGATGAGGCTCGAGCATATCATGTGCCATATAGGGCTTAAATGGATTAAAAACTCTACCTGCCCATGGACTTATAATTGACTCTTTGGGTGTCGAGTTTACAGCGAACCCAGAAAGCATCGCCTTATTTAAGTCTTTGGTTGTGTTATTTTTTACAGGAGAGGCATCATAAAGCCAGACGCCTATTGCAAGAGACATAACAAGATCATCAGTCTTTCCTTTTTGAGCCTGCGCTTTAGATCCTGTCCAGATAAACGTCTTTAGCTCCTGGTAAAGTCTTGATGAGTAAATCTTTATTGCCTTATTTCTAATTACTTCCTCTAATTTTGTAAGAATCTGTGCTCGACTCTGACCTGATGTTGTGAAACCTGCTTTTGCTATATCGGTCTCACCAGAGCTATACATTGAGTTAAATTTGTCTTTCTCACTCTTAAAGTAGAGATTTTTGTATCCTAGATCCCGAAGCTTCATGTTAACAGCGTAGCCATATGTGTTGCTCTCTGGGCAGATGAGAGCGTTGTTATATCGCTTTCCTGCTTCAGAGAGAAGAACAGCAAATTGGTCAGGTGGGACTTTTCCTTTAAATTCTGCAACAACCTCAGACTCATCAGTATCTATAACGTGAAAAGCTGAGTAGTCTGCTGAGTCACCTCTGGCAACGTCTGCGGATATGACATACTTGTGCTCGGACAAAGCGTACTTCCAGACCCAAACGGACATCTCAGGTCCCCACCTCTCAATAGGGCTTCTTATTGAGAAGCTTAAGCTCTGTATGTCCTCATTGCTGAAGTACGTGTCTCCGGATGAGGAGAAGTCACAGAGTAGCTCCTGGGCTATTTGCTTATCAGTAAAATTCCTACACTCATTCTCAAACCACGTCTGATCATGGTCAGGATGGACATCCCATGGAAGCTTAATTGGATTGAACTCGTTCTTCTTTTCCTCAGCCTTTACCCACAGGTCATAGTATTGTCCACCCATTCCGTTTGGAGTAGATAAAACTATTGCTCGACCGCCTGTTGAGAGGGTGGGATATAGTGACGTCCACAGAGTGTCAAAGTTTCGAACGAAAGCTGCCTCGTCAATGATTAGAAGAGACAGTGCTTCTGAACGACCAGCATCCTCTGATGTTGGAATGGCCTTTATGGATGAGCCATTGCTCAGCTCAACGGCCTGCCTGTTATCGATATTCATCTCAGGTATGAGGAGCCACGTGGGCATTGACCTGAGAGCTACCTTCACCTTTTTGATGAAGTTCTGTGCAACTGCGAGGCGCGTCGCAATAATCAGAATGTTCTTATCCTTGTAGAAGGCGGCTAGCCACACAGCATAAGCGGCAGCAAGCGTGGATATTCCAAGCTGACGAGACTTTAGAATAATGTTAAATCTGTGCTTGAGGAAATCATTAACACAGTCATCCTGGAAGGGATACGTTGTGAATGGTATAAGCCCTTTTGTTGGATGCTGTATCTTTATGTACTTGTTAATGAAGTAGACGGGATCTTTTCCGCACCGAACAATTTCTTTTATCTGAGCCTGCTTGGAGGTTATTGACATCTAGCAAGTATATCAAACTATCTCTAGAGTGTGAACTCTCCTGTAATAGGCGACTTTTCTCATTGACAGTGCAGACACAAGCTCAACGCTGTCCTCGGATCGAAGCTCCTTGAGTCGAAGTGTCTCTCCAGTCATCTCCTTGAACTGCTTCTTAATAGAATTAACTGTCTGACCGAGATACGAAAGAGACTCATTCGAGAGAGAAGCCATCTGCATTTGCAGGCTTCTCTCCTCGGCAAAGTGAACTACTGTTGTGAACTTAAGCGTTAGTGTGCTTCCAGCAAAAGATGCAGTTATTGACCTAGTTCCAGACGGAGATCCTGACTTTCCGTATGTGGTATTGCAAATCGTGCTTAGTGCGTCGTGATGAGTCAGCATGTTTTGGATTCTCCTGAATCTACTTGACTAAATATGACGCACGACCCATCAGATGCTCTCTGAACTCTTTTATTTCTACCTCAGAGGGCCGTGATCCTGACATCCAGGCGCTGAGATCTCTGAAGACAAACCTATCCTGGCAATCTGTGCAGCACTCGTACTCCTCGTAAGAGATCACATCATTCATATCTCGTATTGTGAATCCACACACAGGACAGTCATGAGGAATGTAATCAGGATCATCACTCATACACGACTCTCGCGTTCATGTCTTTCTGAGTGATGTCAAGGACATTTTCAACAGCGTCCTTCACAGCATCAACATGGGATATAACAAGTATGGATTTGAACCACTTCTTCAGAGAATTTAGGAGACGAGTGCAGGACTCTACATTCATATCATCTAGAGCACCGAAGCCCTCATCAATAATAAGAAGGTCTGACTTTGGAAGTGATGTCATATTAATCAGAGCAACGCGAATAGCCAGTGATGCCATCATCTTCTCCATTCCAGATCCGCACTCAATAATTCTCTTAGAGTCACCGTAGTTGAGGTATACCTCCATCTCATTTGTGTCAGAGTCAGCCTCGAGCTCAACAGTGAATCCTACAACACCCTGGAGGATCTTGGAGATCTCGGTATTGATTGCCGGCAATTGAACTGACATGATCTTAAGCGGAATTCCGTTCTTAGAGACAGCGTTGATAAAGAGGTCATATATTCTCCAGTCTGTGAGAATTTTAAAAAACTTTTCCTTCTCAGACTTCATCCTGTCTATCTTTGTCACAAGAGTTCCGGTCATCTGTGCATGCTTTATTCTCTCAGCATCTCTTGTGTTGATATCATTAGTTAGATCAGAAATGAGTCTCTTAGCCATGCTGGCTCTCTCAGCTTCATCTGTGCTAGAGATTCGTAGTCTCATTGATGCGATCTCATGGTCGAGATCCTTGACGAGACTCA